AGCGGGGCATCAAACAGCCGGTCTGCCATACAGCCTGCGATTATGGATACTGCGATTATCAGCGTTGCGATTGCTAGTGGTCTCATTGGGCCTCCTTTGCCGCTAAAACGGCGCGTTATCTTCTGTTGCCTGTTCACCTTCACTTGACTGCGGGATGCCACCCAATAGCTGCATCCGCTCGCATACCACCTTGAGCTTGCTGTAGTTCTTGCCGTCCTTCTCCCACCGTTCCTGCCTGAGCTTGCCCTCGACAAGTATCTGCTTACCCTTGCCGCCGTACTCTGCCAGCACTTCGGCTGTTTTGCCCCATGCCGTCACGTCCACAAAGCTGACTATATCCTCGCCATCCTTTCGCTTTTCGTTTACCGCCAGTGAGAAGTCTCCCACCGCCATACCTGTTGGCGTGTACCTAACCTCAATGTCCCGCGTCATTCTGCCGATTAGGATTACTTTGTTGTAGTCTGCCATCTTATGCCTGCCTTTCTGTTTGCCTAGTTCCATTGCTCGCTAATTGTCATTGTTCTACCGTCCATGCGGCAATCAACGTGTATGCCGCCACCTCCTTTAGTAGATTTCAATACTTTAATGCGCATTGTAGATCCGTCGCCCATTCTCCATGCACCCAAGACTAATCCGCTGCTATTTTCAATGCTTCCACTATCCTTTGCGTCGTGCAGCTGTATCTCGCTTCTATCCTCATCGCCTCTTGATATCTGAGATGCCATAACAATAACAGTATTAGTTGTCTTTGCGATTCGCTTTAATTCTTCCGCTATCGTTGATGTTCGCTCATATCGAGATCCAGTCGAGCTGACAAGCCCGATATAATCAACCAACACCACAAGCGGCGGCTGACCTATTTTTAATTCTGCCTTGCGAATAAACTCCTCAATATCTGCTGGTGTAAGTTTAGACTGTGGGCATGTAAAAATATGATCCCACCTCTCATAATCCAAAGTCTGACCGCTTATGGCTCTTTTTTCTACCGCCCACTGTGGTTCCTTCATTGTTGTAGCGTGAAACCTCTCTGTTAAAAGGTCGTCTGCAAGCTCAATTTCAAACATCAGAACAGGTATCGGCCTAAGATGAACCGCAAGATTCTGTAATATACCAGTCTTGCCCATACCTGTACGCCCCATGATCGTAACAAGATCACCCGGAACAAGCGGCCTAATTCCTCTGTTATCTGTTGGATTAAATTGCATTGATGGTAGCCATTTGCCTAAGTCCACCTTTAGGTCGTTTTGTTCTCTATAACGAACGCTTGCAATATAACGTTCTGTCATTTCGCGGCTGCTATAAATCGGCAAGTCAATCCCTTTGTGAATTTCCTCGCTGCGCTCAATCATTAGTGCTATTTGTTCTCCGCAATCGTCTTTGTTTGCTCGCACAAAGTCGGCAACATCGTGATACGGTTCGGGCATAACAACAACACGCAAAGAGTCAACCTTACCTTCAGCTGATTTTTTGATTGAATCGCACCACTTCTCTCCGGCCTTGTCGTTATCTTGAAACACAACTATACGCTTGCCTTTTAGTGAGTCCGCATAGCTATCAAGCCAACCGCCAGAGCCGCCGCAGTTTGTTGTAGTGTTCTCATATCCTGCATAAACCAGCGCCGCAACGCATTTCTCGCCCTCTGCGATGAATACTTCTTCATGCTTCTGGATTATAGACAGCCGGTAAAGGACGCGCCTAACTCCTTTAATGCTTGGAACCTTTCGGCCGTCTTTGTTATGCCACTGCTTAAATGTTTTGTCGCCTGTTGATAAAGATTCTAGGCGATCAACATAATATAGGCTTTCCCCGTTCTCGTCTTGGTATTCGTAAGTTGCAACAAGCTTATAATCTTGTGCTTTTTGTTTTTTCGTTTGAGTGGTTTCTTTTTGCTCATATCTTTCTGCAAACTCTTTGAACATAGACTTGCTTTCAACTCCATTGATTCTTGCCAAAAGGTCAACAACATCTCCGCGCTCTCCACAAGCCTGAGAAAAGCACTTGAATGTCTGCGACTCTATATCAACTAGCATTGATGGATCTGTGTCGTTATGAAACGGGCAGCACGCATATAACTTACCGCCAGTTTGTTTGGTTTTCCATCCGCTTGATTCTATTACGCTTTCGATAGGATTATCTTGCCTAATCCTTCGTCTTAGTTGTTCTGTTGTAAGTTTCAATAGTTCAGCTCCTCTTGGCTTGGACCATTAGATATTTCTTCTATAGTCCATTCACTTTCCCACTCTCTACCATTAAACCACGTTGAGCCGTTTTGCCATCGCCTATCTTTGAAACCGTTTTTTCTTATATGCTCTACATATGCAATATATCTATTTATTCCATCGACTATCGCATCGTGTGTAGTCCCTTCATTCCTTGCTGCAATGTATGCGTGTTTCGCTTTCTGTTTGCCAGACTTGTCTGGATAAAGCTTCCATGCCTTTTCAAAGTCTGAACAATATCCTTTCCTTCCTTTCCCTTCCCTTCCATAGTCAGTAGGGTGCGATTTAACCGCACCATCCTGCGGGATAACCGCACCATCCTGCGGGATTTGTGTAAGTTGTTCTTTATTAACTACTTCAAGCCACCCAATTTCATCATCAGACAACAACAGCAACGCTTCTTCAACAATCTTTTTAGGAAATCGTGTTAGCCTGCTGATTGACTCTGAATCGTGCGGTTTTCCGTTGCCCCGCACCAAGGTGCCGCGAACATCGCACTTGCTTGCGATCTGTAATATCGCGTTCCACGCTCCAAACAATGCGGGGCCGTTTTTGTGTTCTAATAGAAGGGTATACCCATCGCCATCATGCGAGTTAGGAACCGGCACCCAAGACATTGCTTTCAATTCTCTTGTGCGGTTGTTTTCGTAACGGTCACTCCATTTGGTGACTCTATATATCGGTGTGTGGTTTTGGTTGGTTGCCATTGTTACTTACCTTGTCATTCATTGCAGCAACATCCTCGGCACAAAAGTGCATTTCTTTTTTGATAGTATCACGACACACATCTGGCATGTAGTGTACCTCATCAATAGCAGAAAGACATCTTGCGATATGTCGCTTTGCAATACGTTCTACATTATTGTTCATACTACTTACTACCTACTTATAGGTTGTTAGAACCCTACCACTTCCACCCGCCCCTGTCAAGCCTTGGCAGCACTTTTCTTCCGCTTCCGTCGCACCAGTATTCGCCGATCCTGCGGCCTCTGTGTTTCCATATCGTGCCATCCTTCTTCACGCAGTATCTAATCTTGCAGCGCGGGCATTGCGCCTCTCTGTATTCGCTCATTGCTCACCGCCTTCCATCTGCCGCCGCACTTCTGCAATGCTCATCCAAACGTCGTTGCCTTGTCCCTCAACCATACATCGGATATGTGTAATAGGCATTGCTGGCGCCTTCTTCGTCTCCTGCTCGTACTCGGCGCGGGTCTTGCGCTCAACGAGCAAATCATTCCAAGCAAAATATGGGTAGCTATACTGCGCTCTATTATGCCATACGCTTACAGAGTCACAACTATTACACCATCGCGTCTTGTTGCCGTCAGTTACCTTGAGCATATCCCCTGCACCAATCGCGGCCCTTGCGAACATTTCTGCGTCCATCGTCTTCGGATCGAACACCTTGGCGTGCTTGGCTGTGATTCGGTAACATTTAACAGGGGCATCGAAGTCCCACTTATGGAATGCTAGCCATACGCCATCGTCTAGGCGCTCAATGCTTCCCACTCCATACTTATCTTGCACCGCTTTCATATCTTCTTTGCTGTCTCTGTCGGCGTTGCGCTCTGGTTCCTGCTGCTTACCGTAGTCGGGCGGGACGATGACGGTATCGTGTTTGTAACTGCCTAGTGATTCGTCGTCAATATCAATAAAGCAAATATAGCGTGTCTCGGTGCTAACATGAACCTCCTCCCCCGTAGCCTCTCCCTGCTTCTCTTCCTCGCTCAGTACGCGCCAGTCCTTGTACTTCTCTGGTGCTGGTAGCTGTAATGGTTCTGTCATATTAAACCTCCTTTATACTAATGCCTCAATCAACCCAACAAGGCAGTCGAGGCTATCTCCATTCGCTTTGCTCATTCCGAAACCTCACTTTCTGCGTTGGGTGCATCATAACCGAGCCGCGCACGGCACCAATCAAGCGCAGCCTTATGCGTTGTCGCGCCTTTTCCTGTGTACCCGTCAGCCCGCGCCACAACGTCGCCATCCTCATAGTCAAACGTCGCCATCGTGGAGAACGCGCAGCAGTTGCCCTGTCCGTCCAACTCGCCAACCTGAAACTTGATTCGCTTTCTGTTCGCGTTCATGCCTCCGCTCCGTGTACTTCTCCTGTTTCTTTAATTCTGCCAACATCAGCCTCGATAATACGTTTTGCCTGCACTAATGTATTCGCGTCAAGCGGCAACGGCTCTGTATGACCCGCTGACTTTCTTTCGATAAGGTACACAGATGGCGTCTTGTAGTTTGCTCTCGAAACAACATACACGACGCCGTACTCCTTTATGTAGTCGCCACACGTCCAGACTTTCTTTTGTGTTAGCTTTATAGTCATATTACGCCCGCCTCCTTATTTCGCCGCCTCTGCAAATAGATCACCCGTTTCGGCTTTACGCTTTACATCTTTGCAGTTGCGGCACGCCTGCCTATAATATGATTCTTTAAGCTCAATACCTATTGCCTTGCGCCCGTTTAACAATGCGCCGTACACCTCGCTGCCAACACCCATAAACGGAGTCAGCACAACCTCGCCAGGATTAGACCACAGCACACACGCACGCTCTATAACGTCGAGCTGCAACGGGTGAACGTGCTTTTCGTCTTCTGGATCGCTGCCTTCTCGGTGTGGCAGCGTACGGTCTATGCGTATATCATCCCAAAGGCTGCTTGCGTATTGCCGCCATATCCACTGAGAAAAGCGGTTTTTCTTTTGGTCGCCCTTCATACCCTTACAGTGTAGCACATCGCTTGGCGGTCTACGCTCTCCTGCATAGCTTGTTGCGCCTGTTAGCTTTTCAACAGGCGTTTCGTTATCGCCATTGCGCCGAAACATCAGCAACCAATCAGCGTTAGCAATGCTGCATTTTGTTGTGTCTTTACAAAACGTCTTATGCGCTAGGCTTTTCATCATCGTGCGGTTTCTTACCATTAGCGGCTCTTTCCATATCAGCCTTCGCCCTCCGTATGAAAATCCGTTTTCCTCGTGTATTTTAATGATCGCACCCGCAAGGTCAAAGATCGCATCACACCCGCTATTACTAAGCGGTATGTCGGAGCAATGCACGCCGCTTATTCGGCCCGGCTTTGTTAGTCTGGCAACCTCTCGCACGCAATAAGCGTAATGCTCGAAAAACTCATCCTTGTTGATGCTGTTTGACATATCACGCTCATCCGAGCTGTAGACGTAAAGCCCCATAAATGGCGGTGAGTAGATGGACATATCAACACTGCAATCAGGTAGGCTTTTCATCACCTCCACGCAGTCGCCATTATAAAGCGCGTAGTTCTCGGTTATTTTTTGATCTATTACAGCCATGCCGGTGCCTCCATTTCGTTCGTCATTTTGTTCTTTCGTTCTATCTTGATCGCCTCATTCATGTGCATCACTAGCGCATCAAACATAACATCCGCCTGCTCTGATTTGCGCCTCATATTTTCAAGCACGCGGATCTCGCCAGATGATGCTATCACATCAAGATTAACCTCATTCTTTTGCCCGAAGCGCCAGCAACGCCTGACGCTCTGGTAATATTGCTCGTAACTGTGCGTTGCAAACATCACCACATCAGCGCAATGCTGCCAGTTAAGACCAAAAGCTCCGATCTTTGGCTTAATAACCAGCACGCGCAAATCACCTTTTGCAAAGTCTCTATAAATAGCCTCTTTGTCGTCGTCTGGCGTGCGGCCTGCAATCTGTTTTGCATCTGGTATGATGTTTTCTAGGTAGTCGCCCTCTGCGTTTGTGTGGCACCACACAACCGCGCTCCTGTTGTGGTTGACAAGCTCTTTTGCATAGTCGCACCGCTCTGGAAGTGTGCGCTTTCTTTCCTCGCGTTCCTCGCTCAAACCAAACGCAGGCAGACAAAACAGCATACCATCAGGCGGTGTCTCTGGTTTGATTATGTGGTCGCGCTCAATAAGCGCAGGTAGCACAAATTCATCATCACTAAAACCAAGGTCTGATGGCTTGCGGCACGCACGCGCCCAACTTGCAACCCACCGCCAGAAGTCATTTATGGCGTGATTCTTTAGCCGCCATTGCCCAATGGTTTGAGCCACGCGATATGCAAGGCGCTGATAATATTGCGGTGCAGCCTGACCTACTACCTCGGCCTCAATTTGCCGCTTGCGTTCCTTCTTTTGACCCTTGTCGTCAAGTTGACGGAAAAAGCGTGCAAGCATTTCACTGTGCGATAATTCGCCTAATGCCTGCGAGCTAGTGCCAAGCTCAACAAAGTCATTCGGCGCGGCTGTTGCGGTGCATAAAAGCCTATAAGGTATCTTATTCATGAAGCGCGTTACCTGTTGCTGTGTTGCACCAGAGAAGTGTTTTAAGATGCTGCTTTCGTCGCACACGCACCCTGCAAAATCATTCGGGTTAAAGTTGTGTAACCGCTCATAATTTGTCACTACAATGCGGTCGTTTTTCTTTGTACCCTCTTTGCGCTGGATGCACTCAACACCAAACTTCTCACCTTCGCTTACAGTTTGCGGAGCTACAGCTAACGGCGCAATCACAAGCACGCGCTTGCCTGTATGTCTCGCTACATTTTCAGACCATACAAGCTGTTGTAAGGTCTTCCCAAGCCCGCAATCATGCAACAACGCACGACGCCCGCCCCTGACCGCCCAATCAACACAAGCATGCTGAAAGTCAAACATGCAATCTGGCAACCATAACGGCTCAAATCCGTGATCGCAACCTACCTGTGTCTTGCGCTCGATAAACTCCTGATAATCACTCACGCCCGCCTCCTAATCTAAGCTGTACCGCCTCGTATAATACCGCTTGCCGCATGCCGGGCACTCGTGCCAATGCCCAGCCGCATCGCTGCCATGCGCCCCGACCACAAACGTGATTGCGCCAATGCCCGGATCAGGCGCGTCGATTGACCCTGCGCACGTTTTGCACCTGTACCCATCATCCAGCCACGCATGCACAAAGCGCGCTATTGCCGGATGGCCTACCGCCGCCATCCGGTCGGCTGCGTGTATCATCGCGTCAATGGTTGTATCGCTGTACTTGCTCACTCCTGCCTCCTTGCTTACTTGCCTCGCTCTTACAGCCCCAGCGTGCGCCGCGTCCTGCCCAGCTTTGCCGCAATCGCATCTGCCACGCGGTCGCTGCATTTCTGCCTGCCGTTAAGCACACGCGATATGTAAGTTTCGTTTGCTCCTACCGCCTGCGCCAAGTCCTTCTGCC